CAAACATTTGCAGAGCATTATAAAAAGGCTTGAAAGCGGTAACGCAAACCTCGCTGATGTTGATGACTTCGCACAGGCAACAGGAACTGTGCTGAAAAAAGTCTTTGAAAAAAGCATAACCGAAAGCCCAAAGGCTTTTACAGATGAACAGCTTATTGCTGAGATACTCGGTGATATATTCGGTGATAACTACGATCTTATAAACTCTGTGGCTGAGAATATCCAAAAGCAGCTTGATAAGGCGGCAGGCATAGGCATAAAGCCACAAAGAGCAGATTTCCCCTCTGAGAGGATAGAAAATCTTGCAAAAGTAACTGCTCAAAAGGACCTTACCGACAAGACGTCGCTCAGCGAGTTCACTGCGTCAGTTGAGAACATAAACGGCTCGATTTTTACCGATTATGTCAAAACAAATGCTGACTTTCGCAGTAAGGCAGGACTTAAAGTCTACGTTATCCGCTCAGACCACAGCAAATGCTGTGCATGGTGTTCAAAGCTTGCAGGAAAGTACGTCTATCCCGATGTTCCAAAAGACATATGGCGACGGCATAAGCGCTGCACCTGTGAGATAACCTACGTCAATGAAAAGGCAGGCACATATGATCAAATAAGCTATTCAGACGTTCAAAACGGCAAAGAGATCGAAACACGCAAGCAGGTCACAAGGCTCACACCTGAGCAGGCGAGAGCTAAGGAAAAAGAAGTGCTGAAAAGGCTTGACAAACGGGGTGGAAGTGGTATAATAAAGATGAAAGATATACCAATAGGAAAATCTATTGGCGCAAAAGCTAAGAATTATGATATTTTAGATCCTCAAACAGGAGAATATTTCAATTTTGTTGAGGGTACGAAAATACAAAATCCAAAGGTTTTTGCAGGAAAAGGAGGTACTAAACCCTTAAATCCAGAAGTGGCAGACGGACTTTCTAAACAAATTGGTGGTAAGCCTGAAAACTGGCAGCATTTAAAAGGCATAGGGGTTATTGACTATTACGGCGAAGAAGTAAAAGCCGAAGTCCATTGGTTCCAAGAAGAAAGTGTTGGAAAACACAAGTTTAAAGTAAAGAGGTGGTTGGATAATGACGATTAAGTATATTGGCAAAACAATTTCATTTGCGCTCACACATAATAAAACATATGAAGTGATATCTATTGAAAAGAAATGGTACAGGATACTTGATGACACTGGCGAAGATTATCTGTACCCCCCTGAAAACTTTGAGATCATTGAAAAATAGCGTACTGGTTATCAGTATCTTTTACCGCTTGACTAAGGTCGGGCGGTATTTTTATACCCAAAATCAGAAAGGACGGATATTATGGCACTTGACCGGGATACAATATGGCAGCTGCGGAGAGCTAAGAGTGATATTGAGAACATCAGAACTGACATTCAGAAGATAAAGGATAATGCTGATTATGTTGCGGCACTGATACGCTGTGAAAGGTCATTGAGTATAGTTTTATCCAATGCTGAAAAGGTCAAATCGACAAAGTAAATATCAAACCAAGCACCTTAACGGGTGCTTTTTTTTAGTACCCGAAAAAGGAGGTAATCCACTATTGAGGATAAGAGAGTCGGCAGGCAGACCCCCACCACAGCCCTTGTCCTGCCTTATGAGCAGACTAAGGGCAACGAGGCTGTAGAGTTATATAACAGCACAGGCAGGACTGCTCAGGAATGGCAGGAAATACAGCTCTACGACATCATGGCTATTAATGACGAAGGCTTGTGGACACATATGAAATACGGCTACAGCGTGCCAAGACGTAACGGAAAATCTGAAATACTTATAATGCGTGCTCTCTGGGGACTTATCCACGGAGAGCGTGTTCTTTATACGGCACACAGAACGACCACCTCTCACAACGCATGGGAAAAGGTCATTGAACGTCTTGCAAAGGCAGGATATACCGAAAAAGAGGATTTCAAGACCACAAAACAGTTTGGCCTTGAACGTATCGAGTGGCTCAAAGATAATGACGGAGGTCTTATCAACTTCCGTACACGTTCATCAAAAGGCGGACTTGGTGAGGGCTATGACCTGCTCGTTATAGACGAGGCTCAGGAGTACACGGCTGACCAAGAAAGTGCATTGAAATACGTTGTTACCGATTCTGCAAACCCTCAGACACTGATGTGCGGCACTCCTCCCACTGCGGTATCATCTGGAACTGTGTTCTATCAGTACCGCCGTGATACGCTTAGCGGAACTAACGTTGACAGCGGCTGGGCAGAGTGGAGCATACCTGAAATGGCTGACGCACATGACCCTGAACTTTGGTATGAAACAAATCCCTCACTCGGTACGATACTGACCGAGCGTAAGATACGTTCAGAGCTTGGCAAAGACCAGACAGACGATAATATACAACGTCTTGGTCTGTGGCTAAGATACAATCAGAAGTCTGCCATAAGCCGGGAGGAATGGCATAACTATCAGCTCGATACAGTACCAAAGCTTTCAGGCACGCCCGAACTGTTCTTCGGCGTTAAGTATGCAAGATATACGGCAAATGTTTCTCTTGCAGTTGCCGTTAAAACTTCTGACGGCAAAATATTCGTTGAAGCTATTGACTGCCGCCCTGTGCGAGAGGGAAACGGCTGGATAATCTCATATTTCAGAAATCCTCACGCAAGGCAAGTGACCATAGACGGTGCAAACGGACAGGCTGTGCTTGAAAGTGATATGAAAGACGCAGGAGTTAAGTGCAAGGCTGTGCTGCCAAAGGTTGCTGAGGTGGTGCAGGCGTCAGCTCAGTTTGAGCAAAGTCTGTTTGCTGATAAGATATGCCACGCAGAACAACCTGCACTTGAGCAGGCTGTTTCAAATTGCGAACACAGAGCCATAGGCTCAGGCGGAGGTTTTGGTTACAGCTCTATTATGGAGGGTGCTGACATTTCGCTGTTAGAGTCGGTGGTGCTTGCACATTGGAGCTGTGCGAACGCTAAAGAAAAGAAAAAGCAAAAGATAAGCTACTGATATTTGAAAGGAATGATATTATGGCAGAAGAATTTGAACCTGTCACGACGCAGGAACAGCTTGACAAGATAGTAAATGCAAAGCTGGAGGAAAACACAAATGCTGTCACAAAGCAGTTTGAGGGATATGTTTCCCCTGCTGATATGGCAGAAAAGGTCAAGGGCTATGAAACCACTATAGCAGACCTTACGGCAAAGGGCAAGGCGGCTGAACAGAGCCTTTGCAAACTGAGAGCCGCACAGGAGTATGGACTTCCCGCGGAGCTTTCCGACAGGCTCAGCGGTGAGGACGAGAAGTCTATAAGAGCCGATGCAGAAAAGATGTCAAAATATTTCAAGACATCACACAATGCCCCTGATTTCAGAGCAGAGGGCGACCCAAGCAAAAACAGTGCGGAAAACGCACTTAGAAGAACACTTGAAAAGCTGAAAGGAGAATAATCATGGCAGAAACAATTAAGAGAGGCACACTTCTTGAGCCTGAAACAGTAACAAGCATTTTTTCAACAGTAAAGGGTCATTCCTCCCTTGCAAAGCTCAGCGGCAGAGATCCTGTATCTTTTAACGGCAACGACTATTTCGTTTTCTCTATGGACGATGAGGCGGACGTTATCGGTGAAAGCGAGGCTAAATCCGCAGGCAGTGCTAAGCTCGGCAAGGTAACAATGCGTCCGCTCAAGATCGAATACGGCGCACGCTTCAGTGACGAGTTCATCTATGGAACAGACGAGAAAAAGCTTGAGGTCATGAAAGCATTTGCAGAGGGTGCAGCGATCAAGTTTGCTCGTGCTATCGACATTCTTGGTTTTCACGGAATCAATCCAAGAAAGAAAACTGTTGTCGCTGCTTTGGATAATAACTATATCGACAAGGCGGTAGCTGACAATAGTGCAAAGGTCGATTTTGACAGCACAGACCCTGAGGGCAATCTTGAAGACGCTATTGCTCTGCTTGACGACTACGAGGCAACAGGCTTTGCACTTTCAAAGGACTTTGCCTCTGCACTTGCAAAGCTCAAGGTCAACGGCGTAAAGCAGTATCCTGAGTTTGGTCTTGGTGCAAATCCAGGCAATCTCAATGGCACAGCCTGCGATGTAAATTCCACCGTAAACTTTAATAAGGGTACAGACAGAGCTATCGTGGGCGACTTTGCGAGAGCCTTTAAGTGGGGCTATGCTAAGGAACTTCCTTTGGAGGTCATTCCATATGGCGACCCTGATAACTCAGGCAGAGATCTGAAAGGTCACAATGAGGTGTATCTCAGAACAGAGGCTTATATCGGCTTTGCTATCCTTGACCCTAAGGCGTTTGCAGCCGTTCAGGCCGTTCAGGCAACAGAATGAGCAGCGTTTATGCCACTATCGACGACATAGCAGTATACGGACGAAAGCTTACATCACAGGAGCAGCAGGCGGCGGATAGTCTTATCGAGACCGCCTGCGCAAAGCTTCGTGTTATAGGCAAGCGTTACGGCGTTGATGTCAATACCCTTGTGACAAGTGATGAAGACTATGCGTTGACAGTAAAGGCGATAATCTCAAAGGCTGTTGTGAGAAGTCTTGACTGTTCGGCTGATAATGCACCACCTGCTGTGCAGGCGTCGCAGGCAGCTATGGGCTATTCGGTGTCAATGACTTATCTCAATTCAGGACAATCTTTATATTTTCTCAAAAACGAATTGAAAGAGCTTGGTATCATTCGTCAGAGGTGGGGAGCTATGGAGGTATATGACTATGAGAACAATGATAAAGGGAATTTCGGTGAAGCTTAAAGTGCAGACGCAGACAGGCGTTGACGGCTTTCGCAGACCAACTTATGAGGATAGCTGGGAGCTTGTTGACAACGTTCTTGTAGGCGAGCCGTCGTCTGATGATGTTATAAGTGAGCTTAACTTATCAGGTAAGCGGATAGCTTATGTGCTAGCTATACCGAAAGGCGACACTCACACCTGGGAGAACACGGAAGTTGAGTTCTGGGGAATGACGTTCAAAACTGTTGGTATCCCTACGCAGGGCATTGAAGAAAATCTGCCGCTCAGTTGGAATAAGAAAGTAAAGGTGGAACGCTATGGATAAGGTAAAGATAGTTCTTGACCGAAAGGGCGTAATGCAAATGCTAAAGTCCAAAGAGGCGGAGAACATCTGCCGTGAGTTTGCAGACAAGGCTGCCAAACGTTTAGGTGACGGCTATGAAGTATCCACCTATGCAGGCAAAAAGCGTGTGAATGCAAGCATAAAGGCTGTGACCTACAAGGCGAGAAAGGAAACAAAGCAAGACAATGCCATATTAAAGGCGGTGCTGAGAAAATGATAGAAGAAGTTATACTGGGCTATCTGAGCAAGAACCTTGACGTTCCTGTGTTTATGGAAGAGCCTGCAAAGCCGCCGCAGAAGTATATCATCATCGACAAGCTTGGCTCGTCTGAGAAAAACAGACTATCTTCGGTGACCCTCGCCGTGCAGTCATACGGCGGCAGCCTTTACGAGGCGGCAAGGCTCAATCACACCGTCAAGGCAGCTATGCGTGACGCTGTGACCCTTGATGACGTCATATCCTGCAAGCTGAACAGCGATTATAATTACACCGACGAAGAAACAAAACGATACCGCTATCAGGCGGTATTCGATATACGATTTTACGATTAAAAGGAGAGATAACTATGGCAAACACCAATAATGCAAACAACGTTACCGCAGGCAAGCCTAAAATAGGCGGTGCGGTATATCGTGCACCTAAAGGCACAACGCTGCCGACAGACGCAACATCGGCTCTTGCAGCGGAGTTCAAGTGCCTTGGCTATTGCTCAGAGGACGGACTTTCAAACGGCAATGACCGCTCAAACAGCAACGTAGCAGCCTGGGGCGGAGATGTAGTGCTCAATATGACCAACGCAGGCAGTGACACATTCACGCTGACGCTCATCGAAACGCTCAACGAGGAAGTGCTCAAAACTGTCTACGGCTCTGATAACGTCACAACTGCACTTGAGGGCAAGGACATAACAGTTGCCGTGAACGGCGGCTCTGACGAGGAGAGCGTGTATGTTTTCGAGCTTATCCTCAAGGACGGAGCTTTAAAGCGTATCGTAGTCCCTTGTGCCTCTGTAACGGCTCTGGGCGAGATCAAGTATATAGACACTGACGCAGTGGGCTATAACATCACGCTGACAGCCGTCAACGACAGCAAGGGCAACTCACACTATGAGTACATTCACCTGAAATCTGAGTAACAGGAGGAAGATCATATGCTTAAAGGTATCACAAAAAGCGGTTTTGACTATGAGATAGAGGATAAGGCTCTTGACAACTGGGAGCTGCTTGAATCACTTGTGGCGATAGATGAGGGCGACACTGCCGCTGTCATCAAGGTGGCAAGACAGCTCCTTTCCAAGGCACAGCTCGACAGCCTCAAAGAGCATTGCAGAGATATAGACACAGGAATAGTGTCAAGAAACAAGATGCTTGCAGAGATCGCCGATATACTGAAAGGCGAAGGCTCAGAGGGCGACAAAACAAAAAACGCCTGAGGGCTGTCTGCGGACTTGCCCATATGATATGCCGTGATGAGATGTCGCTTGCCTGCGATCTCGCAGAGGTCTATCACATATACGACTACAAAACGCTGCCGCTTTCCTCAGTAGCGGCGTTTTTTATGGGTCTGCGTCCCGACAGCCGATGCAAGATGCTGCTCTCGGGGGATAAGGTCACTCTTGACACGCTCCTTGCTGCAATGATATATGACAAGCTTGCGTGGCTGCAATGGGCTAAAACGAAAGACGGTGCAAGAGGTGTGAACATACCCGAAACTGTTGTTTCAAAGCTTTTAGGCGACAGTGAGAGCAAAACACGAGGATTTACAAGTATCGAAGAATTTGAAAAGGCAAGGCAAGATCTGATAGGAGGTGAAAAGTAATGGCGGAAGGAACTAAGCTTGCGGACGCATATGTGCAGATAATACCTATCTCAGAGGGCATAACAGGCAGAATAAAAGACCTGTTCAAAGACCTGCCCGACGAGGGCGACAAGGCAGGCGACAAAACAGGCAGCTCCTTTGCCTCAAAGCTCAAAAAAGCTGTTGCGGCGGCAGGTGTGGGAGCGGCTATAAGCAAGGTCGTCACCTCTGCATTCACTGAGGGTGCGGCTCTTGAGCAGTCGCTTGGCGGTGTTGAAACGCTATTTAAAAAGCACGCTGATATTGTCAAGAAGAACGCACAGGATGCCTACAAGACCGCAGGAGTAAGTGCAAACGAGTATATGGAGAACGTCACGAGCTTTTCAGCGTCGTTGCTTTCATCTCTTGGCGGTGACACTCAAAAGGCGGCTGAGGTCGCTCACACTGCTATGGTGGATATGTCCGACAACGCCAACAAATTCGGCTCGGATATGCAGTCTATACAAAACGCTTATCAAGGTTTCGCAAAGCAAAACTACACAATGCTTGACAACCTCAAGCTTGGCTACGGTGGAACAAAGTCTGAAATGGAACGGCTCTTGCAGGACGCTCAGAAGCTCAGCGGAGTTGAATACAACATTGATAATCTGAGCGACGTTTACAACGCTATCCACACAATTCAGCAAAACCTTGATATCACAGGCACAACAGCCAAAGAGGCAAGCACCACCTTTTCAGGCTCCTTTGCAAGCATGAAAGCTGCCGCCAAGAACTTTCTTGGTGTGCTTACATCAGGTGGTGATGCTGATAAGGCTTTCAATGACCTGATAGGTTCGACAGAAACATTTTTCGGTAACGTAAAGCGACTTGCAAAGAGCTTTGTATCTCAAACGGCAAAGGTATTTGATTCAGCAGTTGGTCAGCTTTTTGAGAAAATGGGCGTTGACGCAGAAAATATAGAGGGCGTTATAGAGGGTGTTCACAACGCCCTTAAATCCATAACAGCGGCAATTGTGACATTCATTGCGGTGTCAAAGGTGTCTGCGGTCACAAAGTCCTTTGAGGGGCTTACTCTGCAAATGATACAAGGCAAGGCTATGGCAACGGCCATGAATGCCAAAATGGCTATAACTCAAAATCTTGCGGCAGGTATCGCTGCAGGAGTTGCACTTATAGGCAGTGCGATCATAAATCATTTTGCCAATGAGATAGACGTCACAGAAAGCAGTATAGTGAATTTGTCCGAGAGCGTCAAACAGTTTTCGGACAAATGTCTTTCCACCAAAAGTGCCGTTGAAAGTCTTCACGAGGAGCTTGCCGACAGCACAGACAGCAATAAAAAGCAAGCCGACTCCTATCGTGTGCTCAATGACAGGCTCAAAGAGCTGAATGAAACTGAAAATAAAAGTGCTGATGAAAAAGCCGAAATGCAATCCATTATAGATCAGCTCAACGGCGATATAGAGGGCCTTAATCTGACCATAGATGATCAGACAGGCGGCTTGAAAAACAACACAGCCGCAGTAAGCGATATGCTTGACGCTTATGCGGATATGCAGGATACAAAGGACTTGCAGGATAAGCTTGCGGAGGCTCTGAGAAACCAAGCGGCGGCTCAGAGCGAGTATGACGAGGCTTTGGAAAGGTACAAACAGGCTAAGGCTGACGGCTTGACAGGTGATGATTTTGACGCACTTGCACTGTCCCTCAACACCGCTCACGGTGCACTTACAACAGCAAACAATGACCTTTCCTCTGTAAGACAGTCCATAGAGGAAGCGAACACCGCTCAGAAAGAATTTGCCGACGCTTATGCTCTTACAACAGGCTCGATAGCAGAACTCTCGGAAGAAACGCTGTCGCAGATAAATGACATCTGCGGCAAGTATGCAGACGCATACAAAACCCAGCACGATCTTGTGTTCGGACAGATAGATCTTCTTGACGAGTTCTGTGGAAAGTCAGATGTGACCGCCGAACAGCTTATCGCAAATCTTGACGATAACATAAACGGCTTTACCGACTGGGAAAACAACCTTGCTAAGCTGAAGAAAAAGGTCGCAGACGGCATTATCTCACAGGACTTTTACAATAATCTTGAAGAAATGGGTCCAAAGGGTGCAGGATACGCAAAGGCGTTTGTTGATATGTCAGATAAGGAACTCAAGAAATACTCTGCCAAGAGCAAGGGCATATTTGATGAAATGAATGACTACGTTGACAGAAGTATGAGCAAGATGAAAGACTCTTCCGCAAAGCTCCTTGCAGACCTTGTTGACCTGCCGTCACAAAACTACTACAGTATGCGGACGGCGTATGAAGTACTAGGACAGTACGCCGCAGACGGCTACGCAGACGGCATACAGAGCAGAATGTCATTTGTAAGTGCCACAGTAAATGAAATGGTCATAAGGGGCATAAACGCCGCAAGACTTGCACAGGATTCACACTCGCCTTCAAGAGTTTTCCGCACGCTGGGCGGATATGTGGGCGAGGGCTATGCACTGGGTGTGGCTGATGAAACGTATCTTGCAGTGCAGGCTTCTGAAAACATGGTCAGATCTGCAATACAAAGTGCCAGCAGTGTTGACAGCAGGATAGATGTATCTTCACTGAGGAAACAGACAGCTACACAAACTGTGCCCGATACGTCAAACATGGGTATGCGGTCGGCTATACTCAACGCCCTTGCAGAGTATGCCTCTGTTGACGGCAAAAGCACCAAACAGCCTATCAATGTAACTGTGGAGATAGACAAGCGAGCTGTTGGCAAGGCTGTGGTAGAAGATATAAACTCGCTGACAAAGCTTAATGGCAAGTCACCGCTTGTATAGGAGGTATGCAATGGAATATCTGAAATTCGGTGATACTGAAATAGCTGTGCCGACAACGTTCACAATAGATAAGAAAAAAATAATGTCCGATAATGCAGGGCTTTCCTCGACCTGCAAATATGTGGGTGACGTAAAGGGGCTACAGACCACGCTTCACATAGAGTGGGCAAACTTAAAGCCGCAGGAAGTGGCAGCTATAAACAGCTATGTTCTGAATATGCAGGACACTGACTTTCCTGTTACCTATCTTGATGAAACGTTCAACATGGTCACGGCACGTTTTAGGGCAGAGGGTACAACATATGAGCAGTGGGGTTGGGATAAGAAAAGACAACTTTGCAAGGTGCTTTCCCTTGACCTTTATGCCTATTCCGGTACAGGTGAGGTGACATAAATGTACACAGTAAGCGACATTGTATCATCAAAGATAGAGAGCTATTGCAGAACGTGGAGAATGGAGCTTGAAGACACAAACAACATACTTACAGGCGACAAGATAGTATCTGCAAGCAGTACAGTTCAAAGCACATCCTTGTCAGATGACATCGAGCTGGGCGCAGTATGTTCACAATCGTGGAACATGACCATAAGTGACACTGAAACAGCGTTTCTTGGTAAAGAGTATGACACATA